CATAGAATCTGCGATTTTTTTAATATGATTCACGGACAAATACTCAAACATAACTATATTATCGATTCGATTTAAGAATTCCGGACGGAATGTGTTTTTCAATTCTTGCATTAAATGTTTTTGATCGCGTACCCCATTGTTTGTTGTTGGTAGATCAAATCCTAGAGACTGTTTGTTGGTATGCGAATATCCAATATTCGACGTCATGACGATAATTGCGTTTTTGAAACTGAATGTTCTTCCATAATTATCAGTCAAAATACCATCTTCGATAATTTGCAAAAGGATGTCGTATATCTTGAAATGCGCTTTTTCAATTTCGTCGAACAAAACAATACTGTACGGATTTTTCTTGATTTTGTTTGTTAATAGACCACCTTCTTCGAAACCGATATATCCGGGCGGTGAACCGATTAAAGCCGATAACGTGTTTGCCTCTTGATATTCGCTCATATCGAATCGAATGATGCTCTTGTCGTTTGCGTAGTATTTGTTTCCCAACAAGTTCACCATTTCTGTTTTACCCGTTCCAGTGGGTCCCACAAACATGAATGATGCTACAGGTCTTTTCTCATCACCGAAACCACATGAAAACCGTTTTATCGTATTAATAACTACACTTATGGCATGATTTTGACCGATCAGTCTGTCTTTCATGTACTTCTCCGTTTTTAATATCTTTCGGTAGTCATCATCGTATTCATTATTTAATGGAATTCCTGTCATGATGGAGACCACGTCATAGATGTCATTCGAAGTCACAACGCGTGATATGTGTTTATCTTTAAGACAATTTAGTACAACTTTTGAACATGCTTCGTCTAATATATCGATTGCTTTGTCAGGAAAAAAACGATAATATAGATACTTGATGGAAAGATCTACACATGTAACACATGCTTCGTCCGTGATCTCACACTTATGATACTCTTCATACACCGGTTTCAATGTGTTCAATATCTTCAAATTCGTGCTTCGATCAGGCTCATCCACCTTCACAATTTGAAAACGTCTTTCAAATGCCATATCCTTTACAAAATACTTTATGTATTCATCAAACGTGGTTGCTCCGATACACGATATTTCGCCTCGAGCTAGTCCAGGTTTAAGCATGTCCACCAAAGTATTTTGTGTAGCTGCTGAAGATTTCGAAGAATTGTTTTGAGTTACTAGACTGTGGATTTCATCAATCAACAATATGACATTACCGTGGTCTATAATTTCCTCAATTAATGAAGTGATTCGAGTTTCATATTCACCGCGTTCAGATGTCCCTCCAACGATACCGACGGTATCCAACATTAATACTGTTTTATCATACAAATCATGATGGCAAGTTTTATCTTGGATCTGTCGAGCCAAGTCCTCGACGATGGCTGTTTTACCAACCCCCGCCTCGCCAATCAGTAAAGGATTATTTTTGCGCCTTTTCAATAAAATGGAGGTCAGCTTCGATAACTCTTTATCGCGTCCAATGACTGGATCGATTTTCTTTTTCGACGCGCGTTCATTCAAATTCACTGTATATTTTTCCAAAATACTCTCGTTCTTCCCAGGCTGACCGCGAATATACATATCCAAACATATTTATATCTCTTTATATGGAAATTATGGAAAGGTGTCCAACCAGCTGGGTTATAGAACAGGAATTATTGTTAAAAGATTGGGCTGAAAAAGCACGTTATTATTCATGGATGCACAATAAAGCGGGTAATATGTACGTCCGACGTAATAATAAAATCACGATACCTTTGATTATCATATCCACTGTATCTGGTTCAGCGAATTTTTCAATGGTTGGAGTGCATACACCGTACAACTGGATCTACACTGTTGGGTTTCCCTTAGTCATGGGTATGTTAAGCATTACTGCTGCAATTTTGTCTGCAATGGCTAAATATTTGAGAACTGCTGAATTGTCAGAAAATCATCACGAATTCCATAAGAAATACAACTCGTTATTTCGAAACATTTCTTTGGAATTAAGTTTGCCTGCGAACCAGCGCAAAGCTCCAGCGGAAATATGCAATATGCACCGTTATGAACTGGACCGTTTAGTTAGCGAAGCACCAAATATACCCGAGGTGATTATCAATGCGTTCAATGCACAATTTCCATTCGTAAAAAATAAACCAGAAATAACACATTCGTTCGATAAAGTCGTTATATACGGGCGAAATGAAGGGTTACGTTCGAATTTTGAAAAGTTTTCGAAAATCCGTAATTTTTACAAATTCGTATATTCCATTCGTCTTGCTAAAATTTCCGGACAATCCTTCAAAAGACCAAAATCTTCAGATATTGAATCGAACAGTTCCGAATTAGTAACAATCAATGAATCCCCTACAAGTATTGTAAATATATCGATTCCTAGTAATCAAATTGATGATACGAACGATCGTTGCGAAGAAACGTTAAAATCAAGGCTATATGACATTAGCATTTCGAAGGATACCACCAACAAATCAAAGAAGAGTCAAACATATAGCAATTGTGTAATTATGTAATAAATATATGGGATAGTATCGGCAGGGTTTGAACCTGCGCGTGCGGCTGCACAGAGGAACTTAAGTCCTCCCCCTTAGACCACTCGGGCACGATACCACCATATAATTATTGAAAAAAATAGGATACTTGAACTGTATGAATACTTATATTAGTTTCTTTTTAAATGAATTTCCCTAACAGTTTATTTGTCAAGCAAGCCACGATGAACCCGATCATATATGTCGAATCCAAGCTGAATCTTTTATTATTATTAAAAATGTAATTCTTTTGAATATTTGTCGAAATGTACTTTCTACATAAAGGACATGTATTAAATGTAGTTTTCGTATTATAGTTATTTAACATATAGTTATATAGACAATCGTTATGCAAAACATGATTACAAGAGAGCATGATTTTTTCAGAATCATTTTCAAAGGATTCTAAACATATACAACACGAGTCTTCAGATTCCATAAAAAATACTTTATATTTCGATATATATAATAATCGATATTTCGAACGTGATTATGTGTTCGAAGCCAACTTGGATTTCTTTGTATCGTCTTCGATGAACGAACACCGGCACCAGTAGAACTCATATCAACCAAAAATAGTTTAATTTATAGGTTTGAATACCAATGTTATGAAAGCGTTACCGTTACTGGTTTTACCGAGGGAAGGGAATACGTGTGTTCCTTTCGAAAACATCCGTTTGCGAACATGAAAAGGGTGTGAGTAAGTAAAGTCAGTGGTGTAAGAACTTCTCATACCAAGTATCAACGTCGTATCGATAGGATCAAAACTCATACCGTCTAGGACAGTTACTAAAGGTAGGGTATCACCGGAACTCATCCATTGTGGATAACAAGCATATACCTCACTATCTTCAGAAAGAGTGAAAGACACGTTTGTATAGGTTGTGTTTGCTATCGATGTGGTTTTCGTCCCCCCAAGTAATTCATCTGGAATGATTGTAAAGAAGTAATCGGTTCTGTTTTGCAACCACTTACTAGTACCATACTCAAACGTTTCCAAATCAATGGACCCCCCAGCGGGACTGTCCATTCCTGTAACAGCCACCAACGGCGCCCACGGGTTGTACAACGCAACTTTGTAGTTGGAATACTGACCTAAGTTGAAGTCCCACGTACCGATACGAACCTTGCCGTTGTTGGCGACCACAGAGTCCCAAAACGACGGGTACGTCGCGCGGTCGAAACGGTACTTCTCCACCCCCTCACCCTGATACATGATCACCTGGGTTTCGTCGATGAACATCGAAAACTTGGTCATACTACCCCTGTGGTCGTCTGTATCCTCACCATTGCTGTAGGTTCCAGACACAGCCCACGCGTATTTACTTGTACCGTGTGAACCCGTCCCCCAAACGATTGAGTTGGAGCTGCCGCTTTTAAAATTCGATCGCGTGTTGAGCGTTTCGGTGGTCACCAGTAGTGTAGTGTCACCGGTAAGCGGTTTCAGCGTACATTCGACGTATAATGGCAGCGTATACTCGGTCTTGGACAACGTATGGGACATGGCGGAAGAAGTCAGAACACCATCCGCAAACGTGAGACTTGATGTGCTCGAGTAGTCGAACATAGTGGTGTTGAGTGACAGATCTAGTAAAACATCCTCAGTTAGAGCGGGTGTCATATTCACTGGTTCCAAGCCTTTAAGTTCCAACTCTCCATTGTTCAAAACGAGTCGAAGTGGTGATAACCCTCCTTTGGTGAAAATGGGTTGATTAAGCCCACTCACGTCGTCGAATTTGATCCATGTTCCGAATGTCATAGAGTCCATGTTCAGATTCACTCTATTTTGACCGGGTATTTGAAGATACGAATTCGGTGTAACTCGTATTCCCGTGGTTCCTTTGATTCTACCTTCTACGATTTCAGGTTGAACCGCGCGCACTGCGATTCCGGCACCGATCTCATGGTCCTCGTCCCTCTTGTTCAAATCATTTAAATCTTCAAAATTCAACAGAGAACCACGAGCATTTTGCGGCGTCTGAGTCATATAGGTATCCATATTCATTTGTGAGTATTGGGGCAATCTGTGAAAGGCGAGGCCGTTTCCAAGTTTTAATTCGGGGAAACCTTTATTTATAGCAAAACTGAATACACCATTCTTATTCACAATTGGTGAGTATGACGAATCGGAATCGGGTTTAACCCAACCCATGAAACTTACACTGTTCATCATGGTCCCTTGCACTGGGTGTTTATTGGTTGTTGGAATTGCAATGTATTGATCCAATAAACTTTCAAACGCTTTCCCATTCTTGACATATTGATTCAGAATTCCGACAAAATCCTCTGACGGGTTGGCACTTGGGTTGATGACGGAGCCATGGGAAGTTCCTGCTTCATCATATACAATATTATTTACGTGATCTACGTTTTCGAAATCGTGTCTAAATACTAAATTCTGATCTAATGATTTGTGATACAATTCGACGACTTGTGACGGGTTCAGATTTGTATTGTAAATCTCGATTTGATCGATGTAACCCTCGAAGTGTTCCGTATCGTTTTTACCAATGATCAGATCTTGTACGCTAGGTACGAAACTACCGTTAATCGATAAATCGAAAACATTGACAACCTTGTTGTTGATCATCAAATATAATAACTTTTTTTCATCATCGACGACCGAGGTCAGGTGATTCCAATTGTTCAAGGAAACAGTTTCTGTGCTATAGAAACGAACCATTTTAAAATTAGTGAACAAAAAATATGTTCCTTTATAAATAAATGGTGAAGTGCAATAAAAATGACGCCGAGTCGAGTTGTCGTTCGTTTAAAATTATAGGATGCGGTGTAGGTTACAAATCAAAACAAACGTCCTACTACAAAGGCAAGGACCCGACCGTCGCTGTGCGCAAATTCGGAAGAATGCTTTTCAAACTCATTAATGACCCGAGCAGCGAGTATCACAAATTCAAAGACCAAAAATCAATCAAAGTGATCATAAAAGAAACTACTCGTGGTAGTGATAAAAAGACATATTATTATTTGACCGAGCGTGTTGAACTCGACAAACCCGTGACGAGGACCCTACCCAATGGTGAAACAGTTACCAACAAGTACAAGATATTGTGCAAAAGATGTCCTGAAGTGGAAAGTATTTTAACTGGAAAAAAAGAATAGGCAATTGATTCTTAATCACTCGAAGTACCAAAATCCTTTATCCTCCTTTTAAACGACTATGTATTCTATTGTGATTCAATATTTCGATTTAATTAAATGAATGTAACATGCACAACATTTGTGAGCGTCATCCAATGCACGGTGGGTCTGGTTCCACTCTTGGTTGTGCAGCTTTTCGTACAAATACGTTAGTTTAGGCCATTTACTTTCTTTCAAATATTGTTGACCGTTCAACATTGTACAGAAACTCTTTTTCTTATATAACGTACCAATACAATCTTTGTAGTGGGTGTACTTTCGATAGAGTTCAGATAATAAGATGCCCATATCGAATTCTAAATTGTGTGAAACAATCGTATTTACATTTTCCAAATCCTCTGCAAATGTTTTCATGAATTTGTCGAATGGCACTCCATCCATTAAAAGCATTTCCGTGGTGATACCATGAATAAACGAGTTAGTCACCGTTAGAAATGTGTCATGTTTGATCAACGACGACACTTCTTTCATAATTTTTCCATTGTCGTTATTTACAATCAAATAACCAATTTCAATCATCCTCGCCTTCTCATAAAATTCAAATTGAAATGGAAGCGCTTTACGCTTCGAAGGTAGTCCTGTTGTCTCTACGTCGAAAACCAACGAAAGATTCTGCATTTTACAAATGATAAATATACATTCTGCGAATACATATATGTTTCGATTTTTAAAATATTTTTGAAAGTTTTAGGAATCGTTGCACTTTTTCATCATTCATGGATATCCATATACAGGTTAAGGCCCTTAAATAAAATGAATCATCTTCAAAACACAAAATTTAAATAATAATGTTTGTAATTAATAAATAAGAATATGGTTTTTATTGAAACCTTTATTACATCGGCATATTTAAGCAATAAAAAGACAGATCAATCTTCAAACGAAGAAGAGTACGAAACTATTAAACCCAAAGGATTTGGTGGAGGTATCTTAGGTATCATTATCATCATCATGTTTTTGATTTATGCTGTTTCGATTCTGGTACTTTGGGGACGAATGGTTTTTTCAGCGTTCAAATGCAGTTCTAAACAAGGGTTTGCTTCCATATTTGTACCGGTACATTACAATCTGTACAAATTTGCGGACTTAATATCAATTTCTTGCAAAAATAACCAGTATCCTGTAGTAAATACATACGCCAGTGCCTAAAAATTTATTAAAAACTTTTAATTATTTTACATATATTTACATTCGTATTGATGCAACTCATAATAAACATTCATTTACCAGGACAGCATGACCGAGCATTGGTTATGTGAAGGATATCGGAAGTCTTCATTCAAATGTTGTACATACAGAGGTAAATTTTATCATGACGGACGTTGGTTCTGTGGAAAACATATCCAATTGAACGAATGTTCCATCTGTTTTGAAACAATTATGAAATCAAAAGAACTCATATTGGATTGTCAGCATAAGTATCATAAAGACTGTATATCGAAATGGGTGCACAAAGGACATTTCACGTGTCCGTTGTGTCGCAAAATATTACCCGACTCTCTAGAACTCAAATGGTATCAATTGGATGGCGTAGTATTACCGGAAAACTTTCACGTCTTACCCAAGTATCATCACGAATTGTATCACATGGATATACTAACCTTCACGAATGATTGTTGCCTTTCCTACAATATGTTCATGATATTGAATTATGAACAACCGGATCTTTTTTGTGAGTTTGCGAATCTTGTCAGATATTGGATACATCTAAATACAAATATTGAAAAAACAATTGTAACGGAGAATATGGCTAGGAAATTCGAGACATTTGCCAAGAAATATTATTTACACTCTTTTATCAAGTTATGTTTTGATGTTCAATTGATATATTAATAAAGTTTGGATATACAATTCGGTGGGTGTGTTTAATACATATCCTATGTGTTAGATTGTTGTTAAAGCGTCATTTTTATTTTTTTGGTTATCGTAATATAGTTTCATCAGAATCATCACCAATGTATTAAAGAGGCTAATGCTCGTCGGAATGAAGAGTTCGAGTTGATTCGTACGCACACCAAATGTGGTCATGCAAATTAAACCTACAGCATTCATTGTTAAATAAACAATAGATAGATCTGTTGCGGATTTGGTGACAAACACTTTATATATTTGAGGAAACATTTGAAACCCCAATATAAACCCACCCGCATAGGCTAATGCAGAATACCACATCATCACTATATTAAATTATACCTTCTATATGTATAAATAATATTAGGGAATGCAAGGGCAAATCAAATGTCCATTTTGAAATGGTTTTTTATCACGTTGGTCAAGTTGTACTTCTTAGCGAATGGTATCAATTTTCGCCCAACGAATTTGGCGATCACGGTAGTATCGTAATCTCCAAACAGTGTCCAATATTTAATTAGATTTGCGTACTCCCAGTATAGTTTGGGATGCTCGAATTGCAAAGCCAATACGTCGTCGAAGGAAACGCCGCTAATGTACAAAAATTCGAGAATATCATCACCCATCAGGGACGGATGGTACATCGGCATGATATCGAATTGTCGCCACTGATAATGTTCTGTCAATCGAAACCACTCAGTATCCATATAGGAAGGCAGTGTCGCGCGACAAAGCGGGCAGGTGAAATGTCCATTCAACACCCATCTCGCAATACAATTCATGTGGAATCGCCCGTGTTTGCAACAAGGCAAACAGATTTCCGTGTTCGGAGCGCATGTTTCCATACATATGAGACAATCTACTTTCTCAACATGATGTCCGCAATACCATTCGTCTTTGATTCTGTACTTTGCAATAAAAGTACAGCTTTTAGTAACATCTGTCTTTAATTTTGCACAACATATGTGGTTGAGTTGCATTTTTTCAAGAATATGGACCTGGAGGTAACAACGCAGTCACAAACCCATATTTTTCGATTCTTTTTCATAAACTTTTGAATAAAACGTAACTGGATTCTCAATTGAACTTTTCCATACAAACTTTGTCATAAACTTTGTGATTCGATGTGCATATGGAGGTGGCTTTCGTGATGTAGATTAAAAACATCTAAACAATGACCGTCGATGCACAACGTGCGAAAGCTATTCTCAATGAATACCATTCGAAATGGGTAAATTGTACATACTCAATAGACCACATCACGGAAAGCTTCGATACTTCAATACAAGACGACGTACTGCAGGTACAGGAAGCCATTCAGAAAGAAAAACAAATAATAATGCGGTTGTATAAAGCATTGAAAGACAACGAATTATTGGAAAGTGCTGATGTGTCTGAACAGTTCAAGCAGTTGGCCTCTAAAGTGCATTATGGGCAACAAATAATTCAACAATTAATATATTTTAAAACGAATACAAATCAGATTCCATCATTATTTCTATACAATCCGATTGAATATGAAAAGCTTAACCCATTCCAAAAATTGCTCTACTACATGTATGACTACTTTGAATCGAACCGTATCCGCAAATATGGCGAATATTGCTATTCGGAAATATGTAACCCGAATCCCACGAAAGCATGGAAAATGACACACAAAATAATTGATGTCGTAAATCAGCAATTTAATATGCTGAATAACTACCAACATTGGATATACTTGACATCATCGAAAGATATGGACAAACGACTTTCGGAATATTTGATTCGAGCGGAAGACGTCCGCTTTCCGACCTTGAAAAAGCATCGCAATATCTTTTCATTCAGAAATGGTATATATATAAGTTTGGTTCGTTCGACCAATACAGATTGTTTTATACCCTATTCATCACCACAATACAATGCTTTAGATGATAAGTATATCTCCTGTAAATATTTCGACATTGACTTTACAGACTCTACGGACACACCTGTATTGGATTCGATTTTTCAATACCAAAATTTGTCTGAAGATGTCATCGCGATCAACAAAATGTTCCTTGGTCGTATGCTTTACAAGACGGGGCAACTGGATAATTGGCAAGTCATATTGATGCTCATTGGATGTGGTGGGACCGGTAAAAGCACGATAAACAATATCGTTCGGTTGTTTTATGATCACGAGGACGTCGGAATCATGGGAAATAATCATCAGAAAACATTTGGATTGGCAGACATCTATGACAAGTTCGCATTTATCGCCCCAGAGATCAAACGCGACTGGAATATAGATCAAGCCGAATTTCAAGAAATAGTCAGCGGTGGAAAGATCAACATCAACATAAAACACAAGGCTTCTCAAATGGTCCAATGGACGGCACCCGGGATGTTGGGTGGTAACGAAAATCCTGGATTCGTGGATAATGCGACAAGCATTCAACGGCGAGTCGTGATTACTCGGTTCGATCAAAAGGTTCAAAACGTTTTGCCTGATTTGCACATCCGATTGGAGCACGAAATATCACAAATATTAAAGTCGTGCAACCTACTGTATTTGCATTTCAACAACAAATATAAAAATGTAGATATTTGGAATTGGTTGCCCAAATACTTTAAAGATACGCAAAATATCATGGCAAACTCGACCAACTCACTTCATGCGTTTATCAACAGTAGTTCTGTGGTATTAAATGCCGACAGTTTCATACCGATGTCAGTATTCTTCAAACATTTCAATATCTTTTGTCACGAAAACAATTTCAAAAAACAAAAGATAAATGTTGATTTCTATCAAGCACCGTTCGATAAATTTAAAATAAAGGTGCTCACTAAAGATAAAACACGATATTCTGGATCTCATTACAAAAACGAAAAAATATTATATGGAATCGATATGGTCTCCAACCAAAATGAAACGATTGTTGTCGACAACGAAGATTGTGCTTTTTGATTCCGCATCATAGACTGTCATGGCATCCTTAGACGAAGCTAATTCGGAAGATGTTAGTATTTGATTTAATAATAATAATATGCAATCAAATATAAATAATGTATTACGATTATATTATTGTCGGTCTCGGTCCAACAGGTATTACCACCGCATTACAATTAGCAAAGACGAAGGCCAACATTTTACTCATCGAAGCAGATCATGATATTGGTGGATGTTGGAAATCACAATATAAGGATCAATTGTATCACACCGAACATTCGCCAAAAGTGCTTTTTTCGAATGGTAATCCCCATTTTAAACGATTAGTGAAACAGATAGATGTACAAGTAGAATACAAAAATGTATATGCGTCGAATTTGATGGTCTTGTTTTCGATTATGTATTATATAGTGAATTCATTCAATGTCAATGATTATTACAACACGATGATGTATATATTTCTGTTCATGATCGGTTCAAAACAGATTCAAAACAATATGACCGTTTCACGATGGTGTGATGTAAATCATATTTCCCAACGTGCTAGAGACGTGCTCAATTTGACCACAATCACGATTAATGGAACGAGTATCTCGCACATAAAGATGTATAATTTGATCAAATTCTTCTTGAGTTTAGACACATTACTTTATTACAGTAGTACGGTACAAATGTCAGACCCAAACAAATGGTTACAAAAATGCAAAACAATTTTAAACAAGTATCCGAATGTTACGAGAGTGTCAAACACAACCGTAGATACCATATATAGCGATGAATACCAAGTGACATCAATCAAAACAAACAAAAACGAGTTGTATGTAGGTCGAAATTATGTATTATGCGTCCCTTTGAGAAAATTGTATGATATCGTGGAAAATTCATCTTCCTTAGTACAACAAAACTGGTTTGCGTCGATGGGTGACATGAAAAAGTTCGTGAATGATTCTTCCTATTCAGGATTTGGGTTACAATTTCATTTCGATTCAAAAATGAAAGACCCTAATTTATGGTGCTGGTCCTGCACGAGTGAATGGAACATCATCGTGGTAAATAAATCTTTGACCTTGACACACCCTAGCCTCGACCCTACGATTCAAACAGTGTGGGGGTGTGTAGTGTGTGATTTCGAAGCTATCAATCGATACGGTAAATCCATTCATGATTACAAAACCAAACAAAATGTGGCCGAAGAGGTTTTACGCCAAGTATGCATTCAATATGGCGAAAAACTAAATCCCACCACGATTTCAACGCATGAAAATATGTACTGGAGTGAAGGAAAATGGAACATCCACGAGTCTAGCTTTACAAATGTACATGGAGCACTCAAATCCAATGGCAGAATTCCAAATTTATTTTCGGTGGGGCCACACAATCTGGATGAAATA